GCCGTACTTCTTGGAAGCAAGGCCAAGCACTGCAACAGCGCCGGTCCCGGTGCCGCCAGTCACGGTGAAGAGAACGCGAACATAACGCTTGAGGTCGTTGCTGTTCAGGTAGATCTTCTCGCGGAAGGCGGTGTTGGCAGCAGCAGCGGTGAAGGCACCACCACTGATGTCAGTGAAATCGCCAGCAGTCGTGGTGTCAGAGTGCTGAAGCTTGGCGGTCAGGGTGACGCCAGAACCAGCAGCGGCAGAAGAGATAATGAAAGCAATGTCGCCTTCAAAATCGTTGTCGCCTTGGAGGTCAACGTTGGCAGGAGTGCCAGCGCCAGTTGCCGTCACGACAGCGTTGTCATGCAGGCGAATCAGGGTGGTCTTCGAACCGAGGTTGTGGATCATTGGTCTTTCTCCGTTTGGGAGCGGGTTTGCTTTGAACAGGATCCGGCTGCTCGTCAGCCGTAACAACAACTTCCTGAGAAAGTGGAGCGGGAATGGCCTTCTGAATACCGATCAACAGCAGAGCTGATTTTTTATCGGTTTCTACGTAGTCACCAACTTTCACCTGCTTGAGGTCAACGATGGTGTCACGCAGCATCTGAATGCGCATTACCCGCTCCGTAATCATCAGGACAGCTTGCAGATGGACTCAGGGTGACGGATGGCCACGTCATAGTCCTGCATGGCCACCACACGCACGGTGCCGGAAGCGGAACCGGTGTAAGGATCAACCATGATGTCCAGACCGCTCCAGAAGCCGATCAGGATGTCGCTGAAGTTAGCGAACACCGCAGTGTTGTTCGGCATGGAGTTGGACACATAAGCCGGGTAACCATTGATGGTGTTATCGGCTTCGTAGATGAAGTTGGCGTTGGTGCCGGTGGCCGACTTCTCGGTGGTCTTCAGAGTCCCGCGCAGAGCGGAATTCATCATGTAACCGAGGCTGCCCAGCAGGGCGTTGTCGGTGCTGAGAGCGGCCTCAGCATTCACGTAATCCAGGAACGTGGTGTAACCGGACTCGGTGTTGATACCGGTCACGTTCAGGAAGCCCAGCGGATACGAAGCAGCGCCAATACCGTTGATGGCTTGGTTCTCAACTTCGATAGCAATCTGTTGAGCCAGATCGCGACGCACCAGGTTCTCGATGTCGATGCTGGACTGAAGCAGCAGACGACGCGAGTAATCAGTCAGCGCACCAATCGTGCGGGGCTGCATCGTCACCTGGTCGACGGTCAGTTGACCTTCGGTGATCGAGCCGGACTCAGCAACGTGGTACACAGTGGCACCACCAGACTGACGGGGCAGAGCAACCATGCCTTGGAGGCCGGTCATCACAGTCGCGCCAGCGGTCTGCAGCACAAGAGCCTTGCGGAGCAGATCGATGAAGCTGTCGCTCATCAGATCGGTGGCAACCAAATCACCACCACCGGAGGCAGAACCCACGGTCAGGTCACGGCGGCCATAACCCAGCACATCAGCGGGGATCAGGATGCCACGGGCTTCCTTGCCAGACTTCTGCTGAGCAGCACGGCTGACTTCCATTTCGAAAGCAGCAGCACGCTGAGCTTCTTGGCTGTTGGGATGAGCCAGAGCGTTGATGGCGCGGATGAAGGAGAAGTCACGCTTCTCTTTGTCCGACATGCCGATCTCGGCATCCTTGGGGTTCAGGGGCTTCTCTTCCACACCCATCTTTTCCAGAAGGGCAGAGCGAAGCTCATCGAGGCTGCGGGAGTTAGCAATGAACTCCTGAGCCATTTCAATGTTCTTGGTGCGTTGACCAAGAGCAATCATGTCGGCCATTTCCTTAGCCTTGGCCTGAGCGGCCTCAGCGCGGATAGCCTCAACATTGAGGTTTTGATCCACGGTTGTAACTCCGTTGGGTTGACTGTGAACGGCTGAGGCCGTATCGACGTTCTCATTATGGGAGAAAGAACGTCCAATTCCAACCGAATTATCAGCCGGCACGGTGACCAGGCTTATTTCAAACGGTTGGAAACTGGTAGCGCGATAAGTCACAGGTGATGTGGACTCATCGGCTTCCATGGAGTTGATCTTGTAGCCGAAGCTGACATTGCGGATGATTCCATCCTTGATCAACTCTTGCATCTCGCGACCCAGTTCGTTGTTCGCGAGTTTTACGCGTGCATAGGCACGCTTGTTTTTGATGTAAGCCTTCTGTACAACGCCGACGATCTTGTCTGCATCGTGTTGGTACAACAGAGGCGCACCATCATTGAGACGGGTGAGATCCATGGACTTGGCATCCATGCTCAACACTTCCATGCCGTAGTAACGCTCAACAGGCGCTTCGCTGGCAAAGGGGAACTCAAGCGTGCGATCTTCGGAGTCGGAGCGGAATTCAGTACTCAGTGAACGCTTGAGCGTCTCGCCTTCAAAGAAACGCAGCGCAGCAATCTTGCGAAGTTCAGAGAACTTATGACCGACCAAAGTCTCGGTCTCTTTGTAACTACCTTCGCTGTCTTTGCGGTACACGCGAATCAATGCAGCGGGATCTTCTTCAGATGCGTTAATGCTAAACGAAGAATCAGGAACACCAAGTACACCTTCACGCATCACGTGTTCAACTTTTCCGCGTGCGGTGCCACCACTTGAATCCCACTCTACAAAATCACCAACCTTGACGGCGTCAGGGGCAGCACGCTCCTCTTCGCGTTCATCGGTGGCTTCTTCAAACATCATCGGGTCAAAGTCGTGATCGCTCAGCCATTCGCGAGCCTCGGCAGGCGTAAAACGGTCAGCATCAAAGCGGATGGCCTGCAACTCAGAGGTGCCTTCGTTGATCCCATAAATAGCATCAATGCCAGCGCCGAATTCATCATTGACGCGGCGGATGCTGTCGTACTGATCAGGATCAGTCAGGCGAGCAGCATGCTCATTTGGATAGGGGCGTCCATCGACGATCTCTTCGTTGATTTCCATGGCACGCTCCTGTGCTTTTTTGATGGCTTTGGATTTCATGTTGCTCCAGGTTTGACCTGAATCACCGCCCCATGCCGCCCATGCTACGCGACCCGGCGAAGGATAGTCTTCACCACCAGGACGGAAGCCTTTGCCCTGCTTGTCAACCTCATGGCGAGCAAACCATGCGGCCATCGTGATGACAGTCTCAGGACTCAGTTCATCGCCGGAAAGGATCTGGCCGGCACGCGTAGCGGCAACATCAGTGCCACCGGGGCGACCGTCTTTCTTCCATGCGCGATAACGACGCGCTTCGGCCTTCATGCCTTCTGTTGGCATCAGGTCGATTGTTTTATCACCAACCTTTGCCATCAGTCGATGTCCTCAAGTTCAGGTTCTTCCTCATGTTCCATCGGATGTTCAGTTGAAGCAACAGGAACAGGTTGAGAAACACCGTTGTTAGAAACCTGCGACGGGTCGGTATCAAGGACAATGCCGTACTCATCAGCAACAGCAAGTTCATGCTGGCGTTGACGCATTTGATCTTCAAAGTCACCACCATGCAGGGCGATCACCTGCGAGAGCGTCATGATGCCTGAGCGGATTAGTTCCTTGTAAGCAGCAGCTTCTTTCTGCGGATCAACGAACTGAGCAGCGGGTGCAATCCACTTGGCTTCTTCGTAACGCTCAGGGTTGCTGTCGTAATTTGGCAGATCCAGAACGCCGGCCAACACTGCCATTTCAATCCATTTCTCGTAGACCTCTTCGCACAGCGATTCGATCAAGTATTGCTGGAGTGTTTTGTAATGCGTTCTTGTTTCAAGCAGTTCCAGTCGTGAAGAGCTGTAGTTGCTCTGAGAGAAATCTGAGCTGACTTGCGTGTAAGAACAGCCAATCCCAGCAGCCACAGCTCGCAGCATTTGCTGCACAAAAGGAGTGAATGCATCATCAGGGCGATTGGGCGTGAAGAACTGCATCTCTTCACCGGGAGCCAATCGGCGGATGCTGCCGGGTGAGAAGTCGAGGACAGACTCCTGATCAAACGTGCCATCTTCAAACAGCTCCTGATCCGGTGTCTTCACGAACGCCATCATGCTGCTGCTGGCGCGAGCCGCGACAATCTCAGCTTCTTCGTAGCCAGACAAATTGCGCAGGCGCATGATCGCCGTAGCAAACGCGCTAACACCACGCGTCTGGCCGGGGCGTTCAATGAGGTAGAGGTGAATGATGTCT